ATTCGCCTTGGTATCAGCAACCAACCCAATGAACAACAGTTAGCCAATATGAAGGTGGCGGCTGAAAAAATGGAGGATGTGCGTAATGTCACAGGCGCTCTTCGTGTTAATTCTTGGCTACGCCTGCCTGACGTTAACGTGGCTGTTGGTGGTTCTAAGGTTTCAAGTCACATGGATGGTTGGGCTATTGACTGCTCTTCTAATGCTCACACTCCTTACGAACTATGTCAACTTGTTTTAAAGGCTGGCATCAAGTTTGACCAAATGATTCACGAGTTCGGAAGATGGATGCATATATCCTTTGCGCCAGAGATGCGCCAACAAGCATTGACCATCTTTAAGCCAGAAGGCAAATACAAGCCTGGCATCCTTACAGAAGCCGAGTACCACGCTTAATCTTTGTCAATGCTGACCCACATAATTGCGATTAACACGCCAGCACCAATAAACGCGCCAATAAGAAGCGTGACAATGATGGTTAGTATGCTTTCAATCATAGGTTTACATACCTCCTTTTAGGTGGTTTGATTCTGTCAGCCAAGGCATAAACATAAAAGCGTTTAGGTTTGACACTTCGTTTAGCCATTTCGCGTTCTGCTGTTAGTGCTTGTTGGCTCTTAGAAAAATCCCAAAACTTTGGGTAATAGGTTGCCATAAACTGTGGGTGAAATGCGTTCACTTTTCTAGCCTCTCTACGCGCTCTGTAAGCGCTTTAACTGCAATGGTTAATGCCAACACATCGGCTTGCAATTTAGCCTCCTTAGAAGGCGATTTAATCAATTCTTGTTTGACTTTTGACCTACGCTCTATTTCGTTGAAGGCTTCATCTTCTTCTGGCGTATAGCGATGCGGTATGGATATGCCGATATGTCTCATACAAATGGTGTCAGTTGGGATTGTTTAAGAGAGTAGTATTCTCCATTGCCCGTGTCAATCAGGTTATCTTCTACCAAGAAATCCTCTCGGTAAATCCACCCAATAATCCGCACACAAGAGGTGTGGAGTTCGGTCAATATGAATACATCAACGGGTTTTGTGCCAGACCAAAAGACTGCGTTAAGGTTGCCGCCAATCTTGCTGGCGCACTTAACATCAATCTTTTTGCCTTTGCGCGTCACCAAGTCAGCCCCAAACTTACGAAAGTCGCAGTTAAGGTCAAACGGCAGTTTTAGGTATTTAGACACCGCATATTCGGTAAGCACACCATCAATGGACATTTTCACGCCATCAATGGTTTTGTCTTGCCTGCGGTCTTTAGCAAACTGACTGGTGACATGATTCCTCAACTTACCGATATATGTGCAAACCATAATTTCAGTTTCAGTTAAAGGAACTTCGACATAATTAAAAGTCAATGCTGTCATCAAAGTCCGCTTTAGGCTTGGGTGCGTTCATATACGCCCAACCAGACCAGCCGCCTTCTACAATGGGCATACAGTCAAACTTCAGCATAGGGCCGTTCTTGGTCTCAATAACCGAGCCGATGCGCTGATAGCGGTTCTTTTCTTGGCCATCTTTGTTGGTGTATTTGCCTGTGATGACGCTGACTTCGTATTGTGTTTTAGACATTTTTTACTTTCAAATTGTTTAACTTACTTACTTTTGTATCCAACTCGGCTAGGAACTGGGTAACTTCTTTCTCCAACATTGCTACATATTCGGGGTCAAACTCAACCCGTTTAACAAACAACTGAAGTTCTTGGGGCAAGCGTGGGTCAAAGGACACGAAGTCACACCATTGGCGTTCACAGCACCGCATCTGCCATTGCATCTGGGTGATGTATTTGGTAGGCACAGTTTGGCTTAACAGCGTGTCGATGTGGGTGGCGGTGTTGGGGCATTTAATCTCCAACATACCAAACAGTCCTACAAGCCCGTCAGGACTAGCGCCAGCCTGTTCAATCTTGGGGTGCTGTACAAACCCTATTTCTTCCACCATTAAGTCGGCATGGGCTTCATAAGCGCTTCTGGCCAAAGGCTCGGTATCCGTTCCATGTTGCATGGCGGCATTGGTAAACGACTCCCCTTGCTGACCAGTTAGCCTTTCGCAGACTAATTGAGCCATGTAGTTATCACGACTAGCAGAGTAACCCGTCTTGGTCTTAGCAATTACATCTGCCACCCGTGAGGCGGTGACTTTGCCTAATCTGGCGGCAAACCATTCTTCTGTGCGTTGTTCCATTAATATGTTCCTTTAAATGAATAGCCTTCTTGATAGAGAACCATAACGATTTCAAATGCTGTTTTTGAACCAATATTTTCAAACCTTAATAAATCAAGCGGGTGTATCTGTGTCAATGCACGAACAGTATCAACCCCATTTGCATGTAAGGCATTGGTTGCTCTTATTGACAAACAAAGCCCATCAATAGAAACATCCAAAGGCGGTTCTTCTGGTGGTTGTTGAATAGTGTTCTGATATTGGAATTTACGCAATTCTTCCCAAGAATCTGCCTCAAAAATTACTTTCATTTGAGTTTCCTTTTCATTAAATCTTTTGCGCCAGTTACCGCCTCAAGCCATTCTTTGTCTGTGCCTGCGGCTTTGTAGGCTTCCTTAAAACGGGCTTGGAGTTCTTCAACATTGGTTGACTCGCTAATAGCGGTGATGTGGTCTTGCATGGCGCTGTGGTTAGCCTTTACTTCTTTGACCACGGGCTTCTTAGATGCCGCGTTGCCATCATCATCTTCTGGGGCGATGCCACAAGATGCCATCAACGAATAGCGTCTTGCGTATGTCAAAGCGCTTGCGTAACCTTGCGGGTCGTGTTTGACGGCTGGGAAGTGGACTATTCCGCACTCCAACATTTCGCCAGATTCGTGGAAAAATACAGTCTCGACCATAACCCCGTCAGCACAGTCATAGTTCTTTTGAAGTAGATATATCCCATTCGCATTTAATGCGTCTATAACGGCTTCTACGCAAGCCGATAGGTCAGCGTAGCGTGAGCGAAAGTGTGGGTTTGTGGAGGTCTTTAAAGCAGGCCCAAACGCCTTCTGTGCTTTAACAAGTGCTGTGGCTATGTTTTTCATTTGGTTTCCTTTTCTGCGTCAATTTCTGCTTTTAAACGGGCGTATTCATCTTTGTCCATAACTTCGCAATTAAGCCCAAACAGGCTTTCATCAAAGTCAATGAGGTCATAAGTAAAATTGCTAGAAAGTGTTTCCATGTTGTAAGCATCTTTAATGTATTCAGCGATGAAGTGCTTGAGTTCGCTAATGTCGAGTTCGAGGCGCATATTAGTTTCCTGTGATTAAAAGGGCAAAGATAAGACCGCAGACAAAGCCTGAGAGCCAAAGAATTACTTGGTCAGCCTTAGTTGGGCGTGTGGGTGTGTAAGGGCCTTCAATGGCGTTTTGGGTGTAATTAGAGTGCTTCATAGTTTTTGCTTTCATAACGGGCAAGTGCGTAGTCAAGTTTGTCGTTGTCGATTTGTTCTTGGATGGCTTTGGCATAGCCGCGCTCAAGGGATTGGATTACTGTGTCACGCAGTAAGTCGGTAATAAGTGCATCACCGATGTAGACAAACCAAAGATTAGCGGTGGATGGGTCAAAGTAGCACTCAAGGTCTACGCCTGGTGCATCGTGGTGTTCGCACACCATGCAGTCAAATTCAGCGTGTTCTTTTTTCATGCTGTTACTCCCATCTTTTCAAACTCATCATCTGTAACAACTTTAATCTTGCCTTTTTCAAGGCGATAGATATAACGGGCATCGTGTGCAAATGCCATTGCTTGTTTAAGTGTGAGGTGGATGGTTAACGGATGCCAAGTGTTGTCATAATCGCTATGAGCAATGACAAGCCATTCTTTTGTCCATGAGTTACTTTTCATATTTACTTTCTTAAAAGACCCTGTGCGTTGTGCTGTGGGCATGGTTGATATTATAAGCGGGGTTAAGTGTTTGTAAAGAACTATTTTGTAGGTGGTTTCCCTAATAGGGGCTTGCGCCCCGTTCCTTAGTCTTGCAACACTCTCAGGTCAGGTGTTAAGCGAATTCTGTTGTTGAGTTCATCAAAGCCCCAAGCAATAGCATCTGTTGCTACTCTGATTTGGCGAACCTGGTTGGTTCTGAACATTGGGTGGCTAGATGGAACACAGGCGCACAATCTGTTAATTCCATTTGTTTTGGCAGTAGACAAAAAGTCCATCATTACCATGTGCTGTTTAGCAGTTAACTTTGTGTATTTAGAATTTAATTTCATTTTGTTTCCTTAAAAGACCGCTTGCATTTCGCTACGGCATGGATAGAAGTATAAGCCAACTTATCGGTAAGTCAACAATTATTTTTTAGGTAGTTTCCCTAGTGTGGCTTTTAGGCAACTTATGTATAATTTGGCTTATGGACAAACAAAAGTTTATTGCATTAGCAGGCTCACAGCGTGACCTTGCCAAACTATTGGGGATTAGCCAAGCGGCTGTTTCCCAATGGGTAACTGTTCCTCAACAAAGGATATGGCAGTTGCAGTTGCTTAAACCTAGTTGGTTTAGTTGATGTAAGATATGTTGAAACACGGCTAGGTACGAAGTCATGAGCGTACCGAAAAGCGAGCCTTCCCGCCTGCCGAGGTTTCTTTGTTAGTGAAGGACAGAAAGAAGGAAAAGTATGCCTACTCGGTATCTCAAGCCTGGCGTTCGTGACAGCGAGGCTATTGATAATTTATCCCCACTAGCGGAAACACTTTTTTATCGTTTACTGGTAACAGTTGATGATTTTGGTCGTTTTGACGCTAGACCAGCCATGATTAAGGCTCAATGCTTTCCAATAAAAGAAAGCGTTTCTATAAACAAATGTAAGGACTTACTTGAAGAACTAAGTAAGGCGGGGCTTATTTTGCTTTATCAAGTTCAAGATAAGCCATATATACAAATGTGCAAATGGGACAACATACCCCGCGCAAAGGAAAGCAAATACCCTACAAGTGCAGACAGTTGCATACAAGTGCATACAGATGTACCTTTAACCGAAACAGAAACTAAAACTAAAACGGAAACATATATATGCCCACCTAGCGGTGGACTTCCAAATTGTGACCATGAAAAAGTAATTGACCTTTATCACAAGCACTTGCCTACGCTTAGACGGGTAGAGGTATGGAACGAAACCCGTAAGGGCTATTTACGCCAAAGGTGGAGGGAAGTGGCTGACGAACTATCCAAGACCAAGACTGTGGAGGCCTCGGACATTCTGGGATGGTTTGCCGAGTTCTTTGGCCACATCGGTACATCCAAGTTCTTGATGGGCAAAGTCAACAGCAAAGATGGGCGGTCTTTCTATGCCGACCTAGAGTGGATTCTTAAACCAAGCAATTTCGCAAAAATCGTAGAGGGGAAATATCATGGCTCTAACTAATTTCAAAAGCAATGTAAAACAAGAATCCGCTTTTGACGAAGTTCAACGTCTGATGTGTTCTGTGCAAGGTTGCCCAAATCGTTGGACTGTCCACATTAGCGGTGATAAGCCTAAGTGTTCTAAGCACCAATGGGAAAAGAACCCAAGCGATTACAAGCGCCCCGTGGTTGCCAAGCCCGTATCTCAGACTGTCCAGCAATGGTATGAGCGGGAGGATTTCTGATGACGAAATCTGAAGCCCATGCAATCCTCGACAAAATCAGAGACGGAATGTCCGTGGCTGGCGCAACTCAAGCCTTGGAACGGACTGGGGATATATGTCGAACATCTAGCCCAACATTACGCTTTGATGGCCATGAACCCAGCGACTATCGACCACGCTCGGTATATGTCAAAAGCGCTGAAGTCGGATTTTCCTACTCTCGCTACCTTGATTGTTCAACGACTGAAAGTATTAAATGAGCCTAGTAGTGACATTCACAGTTGACGGAGACCCCGTTCCGAAGGGCAGACCACGCTTTGCTCGCAGAGGTCAGTTTGTCCAAACCTACACCGATGCTAAGACAATCGACTACGAAACCCATGTAGCGATGAAAGCCAGACACGCAATAGGCGCAACAGAGCCACTACAAGGCCCTTTAACTGTGTTTTTATACCTTCGTTATGCCATTCCACCTTCTTACTCAAAAAAACGCAAAGAAGCCTGTTTAGCGGGTCTGGAATTTCCTAAACGCATTGACATTGACAATGTTTACAAAAGCATTACCGATGCTATGAATGGCATTGTTTATCTTGATGACAGCCAAATAGTCGAGGCGCACATCAAAAAGGTGTACCACGATACTGCTGGCGCAAATGTTATGGTGCAAGAGTGCGAGTAGAACTAACCAAAGACAACGCTACCGCGCTTATGGCGGGTTTATGGCCAAAAGTCAAAGAGGCATTAGCGTCTGGCAAAAAACTAACGCTAGAGATTAAAGACGCAGGCAAAAGCCGTGAACAGGAAGAAAAATATCACGCTATGCTTGGAGAAATAGCAAAACAGGCGCAACATCTGGGTAGTAAATGGGATGCTGAGAGTTGGAAACGGCTATTGGTTGACCAGTATTTAAAAGACAGCGGACAAAAAACAGGCGTAGTTATCCCTAATTTAAGTGGTGACGGCATTATCCAACTTGGATTTCAGACACGGAAATTTACCAAAGAACAGGCCACCGAGTTCGTGGAATTTTTACTCGCGTGGGGTGCAGAACATGGCATTTTCTATTCCCAAGTTTAATTACTTTAGAAGCAAGAACCACCTAAAGAATGTGGCAAGCCTGCCTTGCCAGCATTGTGGGATGGAAGGGCAAACTCAAGCGGCACATAGTAATTGGGCGAAACACGGCAAAGGCCGTGGGATAAAGGCATCTGACGAATACACCGCGGCTTTGTGTTATTCCTGCCACGCACAGTTAGACCAAGGAATGTGCCTATCCAAAGAAGAGCGGCAGGCTATGTGGGACAACGCACATGAAAAAACCCTGCAAGAATTAAAAAAGCAAGGTTTATGGATAGAATAAATTAAATGCTTACACGCATGGGGATTGTGTTTGACGCTATGCACACAGCACAGAAAGTCAGTAGTCTCCAGCCGTGTTGGTAGCCGTAATAAGGGTTAGCGCCTTATTTTCCTTGAATTGTGCAAATACCAAGGAAGTTGAACATCTCTGCTTTATGAGGGCGGCTATCAACTTCAATAGTCGCGCATATTGGGCAACGGGGCGGCTTTTTGGTTAGCCTCATGCGACAAAGGTGGGTGTGCCTTTTCCATGCTAGTTTTTTCGTGTGATTTGAGTTCTTTTTCTAACTCAGCAACTTTACGCGCCTCTTTTTTGTATTCGCGTTCCATCACATAGTGACCGCCAGATTGTGGCTTGTTTTTAGATTGTTCTAATTTAAAGTTGGTAGGCATTTAAAAAACTCCTATAATGTATTCGACATGGGCTGATTGTGGCACAATGTCAGAACCATAACCTTGCAAGGAATGAAAATGGGATACCCAAAAATGGAAGTCGAGCCAAAAGGCGCTAAATCTAGTGACCGCTCTGGCGAAAAGAAAATTAGCGCGTCTAAAGTTGACCGCGAATATGGCGGTGCTAAGTCTATGACTGGCGCAACACCTCCTAAAGGCGCAACATCGTCTGACACATCTGGCGAACGCAAAATGTCAATCGCTGGCGGTGTAGGCATGGGCAAAGCCGATGGTATCGGTATGCGCGAATCTAGCCACATGGGTAAACATGATGGTCGTTTGGGCGAGATGAAGGGTGGCAGTTCTGAAAAAGAGTGCTACTCACATGAGCGCTACGAACACGCCCAAGACAAGATGTAAAAAGCGAAACCCCACAATCAGTCGGGACTGTGGGGCTTCTAACCAAATCAAAAGGAGTTGATTATGGCTGTTGAGCATTGTAAGGACTGTCGGCATTACCACGACAACAATTCCATTTTGGGGTTGTGCCGTAGGTTTCCGACATACCAAAACCGAAGTCCAAACGAGACTTGCGGAGAATTTAAGGCGATAGCAGTTGCCGAACTTCCCCCAGAACCGACTGGGGACTTTTTGAAGCCCAAGCGCATGGGTAGACCGCCAAAGGTCAAAACAGAAGAGGTGGCAGATGGAAATTAAGCCATTGAGAGACAAAATCATTGTCAAGCCTATTCCTCGCGTCAAATCCCTAATCCTAGATACCAGTACGATGGCAGAAGCCGAGTCAATCGGTACTGTTGTCGCGGCTGGTGAAGATGCAATATTCCAAGGCGTTGCTGTGGGAGACCGCATCATGTTTGGAACATTGGCAAGGGATTACAAAGACGAGTATTTGAAGTTTGAAGAATTAAACCTAAATGGTGAACGCCATCTAAAAATGTCATGGCAAGACATCTGTGCAGTAATCGAGGAAGTATGACTAAAGACCTAATTAACCTAAGAATTCAAGACCTAATCAGCAAAGGTAAGGAACTTGAACAACAACTCCACCAAATCAATGGTGCTTTGCAACAATGCCAATGGACATTGGCTGAACTGGAGAAGAACGATGCCACTCAAGAAATCGACAAGCCCCAAGGCGTTTAAAGAGAATATCAAGACTGAGGTGAAAGCAGGCAAGCCTGTCCGTCAAGCCGTGGCAATCGCGTATTCAGAAAAGCGCGAGGCTGAAAAGTCTAAAAAGCCTAAAAAGTAACTGAAAAGGCTAAAAAATGAAAAAGCACGACAAGCCGATAGAGCATAAAACCACGGGTAAAGGTAAGACCTACAACCCAATGGAAAAAGGCGCTGGAATGACGGCTAAAGGTCGTGCTGAGTACAACGCCAAAAATGGTAGTCATCTAAAGCCACCAGCCCCAAATCCTAAGACAAAGAAAGACGAAGGGCGTAAAGCCTCTTTCTGCGCGAGGATGGAGGGAGTTGTCAAGAACGCCAAAGGCCCAGCCGAGCGAGCCAAGGCATCACTAAAGAACTGGAATTGTTAATATGGCTACTAAACCTGGACTTTATGCCAACATCCACAAAAAGCAGGCTCGCATTGAACGCGAGAAGGCAGAAGGCAAACCCGTAGAAAAGATGAAAACGCCAGGCTCAAAGGGCGCACCTACGGCTAAAGCATTTAAAGAGTCGGCCAAGACCGCAAAGAAGTGAAAATAACCCAAAAGAAGGTCACAGAACTAATCCCTTATGTAAACAATAGCCGCACCCACTCTGATGAACAGGTGGCACAAATAGCGGCAAGCATTAAGGAATTTGGCTGGACTAACCCAATACTGATAGACGGACAGAATGGCATCATTGCAGGCCACGGCAGGCTTTTGGCCGCCCGTAAATTAGGGCACACCGAAGTTCCCACGATAGAACTTAAAGACCTGACAGAAACCCAAAAGAAAGCCTACATCATTGCCGACAACCGCCTAGCGCTTAATGCTGGATGGGATAACGAACTGCTAACCATTGAGTTAAATGAACTGCTGGCAGATGGGTTTGATTTAGATATTTTGGGTTTTGATGCCGAAGTAATAGAACAATTACTTGGTGGCGAAGAACCAGACCTAGGGTTAATACCAGACGAAAAGTTGGAAAACTTCCTCAATGGTGACACCAAAATTCTCAGATTGGCTTATGACGAACAAGAGTTTGAGTCAATCATTAACGCTTTAAAAGAACTACAAGAAGAAACAGGCATAGAGGATTTCTCAACGATTATTTTGGATTTGGTGCTGAAATCATGCAGAAAATAGTCATTGATAAGCCCATACCAATTAACCATGCCGAATACAAAGGCAGAGTTCCTACTGAAAAAGATTACGACAAACTTATTAACTATGAGTGCCAAATCTATGTAAAAGACAAGTTAGTCTGCACATACAAACAAACCAGCCCAGAAGTTAAACGCATATTGGCATACGCAAGTGCCAACTCCACCGCCAAGAAGAGTTCCAGAACCCGTGGTGTGGTTACAAATTCAACAATATTTGGCTCATTGCCGCGCGTGGCGTTAAGGGAAGATTACTGCCGTTTTAGCGCAGATACCAAGAAAGACCCCAAAATGTTTGCTTTGCTATGCAAGGCGGCCCAAGAACTGTGGGGCGTATACCAAACAGATTACCCAGAAATGAGCCAGTATTTCCAAAACGAGGCAAACAAAATACAGCCAGATTGGATGAAAACAGGTACACCATTTTCCACAATCAATATAAATAAGAACTTCGCCATTAAGTATCATGTTGACGCAGGCAATGTATCAAGTGTTTACAGTAATGTACTGATAAGCAAGAAACTCGCAGAAGGCGGTTATTTTGTAATGCCAGAGTACAGGTTAGCCCTAGCGCAAGATGATGGTTGGATGGCCATTGTGGACGGGGTAAATGTTATGCATGGTGTAACTCCCATAAACTATTTAGGCGCAAATAGTTGGAGAAACTCCTTTGTGTTCTACACATTGGGAAACCTAAAGCATTGCGAATGCAAACCCAAGGAAATAGCCCGCATGAAGACAAAAGCCACAGAAAGGGCTATAAAGAGACTAGAAGGCAATACACACCAAGTTGCAGAACTACAAGCAAAACGGCTAAAATTAACCCAAACTGCTTAAATTCCCCCATATAAAATGAATCGTGAACATACACCTACCGATGAATCCCGCAAAATGGTTGAAAGCACCAGCGGGTTAGGCTTGCCCCATGAGCAAATTGCCATATTGGTAGGCATAGACGATAAAACCCTGCGGAAGTATTACCGCACCGAACTAGACACGGGCAAGGCTAAAGCCAATGGCCAAATAGCCAAGACGCTGTTTAGCAAAGCGGTGGCTGGAGATACAACTAGCCTTATTTGGTGGACAAAGAGCCAAATGCGTTGGAGTGAAACTGTGAAGAACGAAGTTACAGGCGCAGATGGTGAGCCGCTTACTGGCATCAATGTGACCTTTGTAAAGCCTAATGAGTGAAACCAACGCCCAGTTCCCAGTAAAGATGGCCAGCCTGTTTGACAAGGCGCGTTATAAAATCTACTTTGGCGGTCGAGGCGCAGGAAAATCGCACAGCGCGGCAAAAGCCCTGTTAATACTGGGTGCTAAAAGCCCAATTCGTGTTTTGTGCGCCAGGGAGTTCCAAGCATCTATTCGGGATTCTGTACATAAATTGCTGTCTGACCAAATAGAACTGATGAACATGGGTTCTATTTACGAAATAACCCAGAACAGCATCCGTGGCAAGAACGGCACAGAATTTACCTTTGTTGGCCTAAAAAACAATGTGGCCAATGTAAAAAGTATAGAAGGCGTGGACTACTGTTGGGTGGAAGAGGCACAGACTGTTAGCCGAAACAGTTGGAATGTGCTTATTCCTACCATCCGCAAAGAAGGTTCAGAGATATGGGTGACATTCAACCCAGAACTAGAAACAGACGAAACATACCAAAGGTGGGTAGTAAAACCCCCCGAAAACGCAATAGTTCAAAAGATTAACTGGAACGATAACCCTTGGTTTCCAGAAACCTTAGCGCTAGAGAAAGACGCGCTAAAGAGCCGAGACCCAAGCGCTTACCAGACAGTATGGGAAGGGTTGTGCCGTTTAACAGTAGATGGCGCTATCTTTGCCAACGAGATGCAAGTGGCAGAGTTGGATGGGCGCATAACCAAAGTGTCCTATGACCCTACCAAACCAGTTCACGCCATCTTTGACCTTGGGTGGGCAGATAGCACCGCAATATGGTTCTTGCAGTTTGTGGGCATGGAAACCCGTCTTATCCGTTACCATGAAGATAGCCAAAAGACGATTAGCCATTACCTAGCGCTCATGCAAACCTATGGCTATATGTATGACACGCTCTGGTTGCCACATGACGCACAGAACAAAACCTTGGCCAGCAACGGCAAATCCATTGAGGAGATTGTTAGGGCGGCAGGCTATAAAACACGGATTATTGAGAGAACACCTATTGCGGATTCGATAAATGCGGCACGAACTATATTCAGAAATTGTTGGTTTGATAGAGAAAATTGTTACGATGGTTTACAATGCCTTAGACATTATCGTTACGATGTAGACCCAGAAACGGGGCAATTTAGCCGCCAACCGCTTCACGACCAGTACAGTCATGGCGCGGATGCGTTTAGATACATCGGACTGATGATTAACGAGCCGAAGCCAAGGCGTAAGGTTCAGAATCAATATTATGGTCAGCCTAACAGTTGGATGGGATAGATATGGCAGATGATTACGACCCAGTAATTCAAGAGGCAATAGACTTTTTGAAGTTCTGCAATGACGCAGACACAATGAACCGCCAAGAGGCGCTAGAAGATTTGAAGTTTGTCTCTGGTGACCAATGGCCTGTTGAACTCCAAAACAGCCGAAACCTCGAATCACGCCCAGTTCTGACCATCAACAAACTGGATGGCTATTGCCGCCAAGTTGCCAACCAACAGCGCCAACAACGCCCACGCATCAAGGTTCACGCTACTAATACGCATGAACAAATGGTGGAAGCCGAGGATATTCAAGGGCTTATTCGCCACATTGAGGTCAATTCCAACGCTGACCATGCCTATGACAACGCCTTTGACTATGCAGTTCGCATGGGTTGGGGCTTTATGCGTGTCCGCACAGACTACATAAGCGAAGATTCGTTTGACCAAGAAATCTTCATAGACCCAGTAGACAACCCATTCACAGTTTATTACGACCCCAATTCCATATTGCCTGATGGCTCAGATGCTGAAAAGTGCTTAATCACCACGATGATGAGCAAAGAGGTATTTAGGTCAATGTACCCAAACAATGACGATGGCACATCGTTTACCCAACGCGGTACGGGTGACAGCCAGTCAGAATGGATTACAAAAGAGGATATTCGCCTTGCCGAGTATTACTACACAGTTCGTGAAAAGGCTACGCTGTACCTTTTGAGTGATGGTTCAAGCACTTTTGCTGATGACAAAGACTTTTTTAAGCGTTTAGAAGCGGCAGGAATTACAGTAATTGATACCCGCGAATCGTTCAAAAAGACTATTAAATACAAGAAATTGACTGCCATCGAGGTTATCGAAGAGCGCGATTGGCCAAGCCGTTACATACCAATCGTGCCAGTTTATGGCCGCCATGTGGTTATTGGTGACAAGCGCAAGAAGTTCGGCATGGTGCGCTACGCCAAAGACAGCCAGAGAATGTATAACTTCTGGCAAACTTCCATTACCGAATCCATTGCGCTTGCACCCAAGGCAAAGTGGCTTATGGCAGAAGGCCAAGACGAAGGCCACGAAATGGACTGGGCGCAGGCCAACATTAAGTCTTTCCCATTGTTGCGCTACAAACAGACAGACATTGAAGGTCGTGCCGCACAACCTCCACAACGCTTGCAACCAGAGCCACCGCCTGCGGGAACTATGGCCGCGGCTGGTATGGTGTCAGATGACATAAAAGCCATTATGGGCATCTTTGACCCTGCCCAACTCGGTCAAGGCAACATATCTGGCAAGGCTTTGAATGGCCAGCAACAGCAAGTTGACCTCACAAACTACGATTACTACGACAACTTAACCCGTTCCATATCTCAAGTTGGCAAGATTATTTTGGATTTAATCCCCAAGATTTACGATACCCAACGGGTTCTGCGAATCATTGGCGAAGATGGCAAGCCAAATATGCTCAATTTAAACCAGCGCGATGCCGTTGGTCGCATATTGAATGACACCTCGGTTGGCCAATACGATGTGGTTATGGAGACAGGCCCTGGCTACAACAGCAAGCGTAGAGAGGCAGTTGAAGTTATGACTCCTATGATGGCTAAACCAGAACTGTTTAACATTGCTGGTGATTTGGTATTCCGTAACATGGACTTCCCTGGCGCGGACATCATTGCAGACCGCCTTGCCGCGGCTAACCCATTGGCTCAAATTGACGAGAAATCCGATATACCGCCTCAAGTACAGATGCAAATGGCGCAGGCTAAGAAACAAGTGGCTGATATGCAACAGCAGATGGAAGCCATGCAGATTCTCATTAAACAGCGTGGTGACATCGAACAAGTCAAGCAAGACAACGAGACTAAGCGCGAATTGCTACGCCAAACCGCCAAGGCACACAACACCGAAACAATGGCAGAGGTCAAGGTCAACGACCAAAATACCCGCGCTATTACCTCGCAGAACAAGATTGAAATCGAGGCTATTACGGACTTGTTACTCCATCACATGGACACAGCCCGTTTGAACGCTGAAATCAACAAGAGAAATGCTGAACAAATGGGCGCTATGCGTTTTGCAGAAGAAGATATTAGTCAAGGGGGAAATCCTTTGACACAGCAACAATAAAGTGGTAAATTTGCCATCAAACCTTACCAGTTAGGTTAACTGGGTAAATCCGTAGGGACACGTAATGTCTGACAAAGAAGCGGGTCAAGTTTTGACCAGCGAGAACTCGGCAGAGTTTTATGCAAATAGATTAGGTTTAGCCGACCAACCCGTAGTTGAGGCTACCCAAGAGGTAGAGCCAACCAAGGAAGAGGAACGGAGTGAACCAGTAATCGAGGAAAAAGAGCAAGAGGAAAAGCCTAAAGCGAATCCGAAACTCGAAAGACGATTTTCTGAGATAACCAAGCAACGCGAAGAAGCGCGTAAAGAAGCGCAAGCAGAGCGAGAGCGAAGGGAAGCCTTAGAAGCCCGTTTAGCGGCACTTGAGAAACAGCCAGCGCCACAAGCGCCTAAAGTTGATGAAGAGCCACAACCTAGCCAGTTCAACGATGCGTTTGAATATGCGAAGGCTCTAGCAGAGTACACAGCAGACAAGCGAATCGCTGAAATGAAGCAAGACGAAGCCAAGGCAAAGGCTGAAGCGGAACGCCAAAAGGTCATTGACCAATGGGCTAGTAAGGTTCAGAAAGCCAAGGCAGACTTGCCAGACTTTGATGACATAGTAGCGTCTAGTGATGTTGTCGTAAATGACGATATTCGAGATGCGATTCTTGAGAGCGATGTAGGGCCACAAATCCTCTACCATCTGGCTGAGAATGACGATGTAGCAAAGAAGATTGCAGGGTTGTCTGCTAAACAAGCGTTAAGAGAGATAGGAAAACTTGAAGCAAGGTTCGAGGTAAAGGAAACTGCGCCAGAGCCTAAACCTGTTGTTCGAAGTAAAGCACCAGCGCCAATCCAACCGCTGAGAGGGTCTAGCCCTGCTGATGTACCAATGTCCACCAATGGTGAATGGCATGGAACATTTCAAGCATGGAAAGAGGCTCGCAAGGCTGGAAAG